ACTGTTCAAAGAGATTATCATATTGTTTTATTTCAGATTCAAATAGATCACAATCTATTTTGATATCAAGAGGAACTAAGTTCTTTGTATGTATCTCTCTATATCTTTCTTCTGATAGTCTGTCTCTTGACAAGGAAAGATCTCGAAAGTGTTGCCACTCGGGCCAGTTAGACAGTTTATCGTAATTCGATCCTGCTTCCCACTTCATAATAAACTCCATTAATAAATTGGTGACACTTTTCTGTTGCTAGGTAAGTGCCCAACCCCCTGCGATTATGCCGCTAGGCGTAATCCAGATGGTGCAAAATTATCGTTTGCATTTATGTTTCGTAGACTCAAATACCTGTCGATCCTAGTTCACCCCCATCAAAATTACGCGAGAAAGTATTGGTTAAACCCAAAGACTTCCATGATCATGAACGTAAAGAATAATAACAACACTGCCCAGAGAATCATCTTACCACTTGCGTTAGTTGATGCAAGTCGTATTCCTATTAGTTCGTTTCCTAATAATCTAACTCCGACTTCAAATTCATTAGTAGTATGCTTTATGTCTATTATTTTATCTTTACTATCCATATCGTCTCCGTGTAATTTTGGTGGAGGTGATGGGTACTGCCCCCATGTCCAGAATATCCTCCAACATCTACAGTTTTTATTTATACTAAAATTAACACCAGAAGAGTCAAAACTTTGACATGACAAAAAAGTCAAAAGATTGACTATAAAAGGTGGTTTAGATATAAATAGAATTGTGATTCATATTAAACTCGTGACCTACATTAAAATTCAATTGAAAGAAAAAAATGGTCGCAGAAGTTCTCGCTGGTATTGCACTGGTAAAACAATCAGTTGATTTTATCAAGTCAAATATCAGTACAGTAAAAGACATTGGTCAACTCGGTACTCAGTTAGAAAATCTCTTAGACGGTAATGCTCAAGTGCAAAAGGCAAAACTGGAAAGAGGAAACTCCGTATCTGACCAGTTAGGAATCAAATCGGTTGCCAAAGAGGTGATCGATGCGAAACTTGCGGCCGAACAAATGGAAGAAATGCGAGAACTAATTGATCATAGATTCGGTTGGGGAACGTGGAAAGAAATTGTCGCGTTACGTCAACAACGAATCAAAGAAGAGAAAGAACGTCTCGAAGAACTGAGAAGAGAAGCATTGAAGAAGCAAGCAGAGTTTCAAGAGAAACTTATGATTGCTATTCCGTTAGGACTTGCTATACTCGCTCTTGGTGGTCTCTTCTTCTACATCTATGTCAAAGGATCTACTGGCGGAGTTCTTTAGTGTCATGGACATGAAGTTGCATCAACGCATAATGCAACACCTTAAGCAGGTCTTTTCGAGCATCTGCATCGGAACCCTTCTTGCCGTATCTCTGGGCGTACTTCATTACGTTTCCTATCATGAACCCAGTTCCGTGACCACTATCTACGATAAACTCAGTAGCTTGGAATTTCTCCTTGGAATAGTGGGCGTCATAGGTTGCGTCTACATACTCCTTAAATTCCGTCAATAGTTTTTCTTCATTGAACTTATAGTCTATTTTCATTAAAACTCCCATCTATAAAATATGTGATCGTCAAGTTTGACTGTTCGTATCTTTGTCGCTGCCCATGCAGGTATCACATAGTCGGCATGGTAATGTGTAGCACCATTGGTAACGTCATCAATTGCACCTGAGTAAATTCGATGAGCAATATCAGAAGCAACGGTATAAATGTCCAACTCATTAGCAATAATATCATCAGACTTACCGTCACAATACCAACTAAATTGACAACGGTGTCGAACAGGTATCTTAACGTCAGGATCTCTCCAACTAGGTCTCGTTGGGCCTTGATGAACAACCTCACAGTACGAGTGAGGGAAACGATTATCAAGAACACGATTGCGTACCACAAGACCAACACCTATCATTCCTTCTTCTGTCTGGTTCCTTGCTTCCCAATAGATATTGTTTGCAAGACAAACCTGTTCACTTAGTGCAGTGTGAAACTCACCTGCTTCTGCGATTGATGCACTCTCGGATTCACTAGGAACCATAGAGAGTGCAACAACTCCAAAAACTAACTGCTTTATCATATAACTACCTCAATATTATTATAGACATATGATAACAGAAAAAGGGGATCTTGTCAACCCCCTTATTTCTTTTTACCTGATAAGTATTTTGGTATTTTAACTTCTTTCTTACTCAACCAAGTTTTGATTTTCTTTCTTAACTTACAGATCGGCCCTTCCATCTAATCTCCTTTTCTGTTTGGATACTTTTCATAGTATGCTTCTTCAAAACCTTCTTCTATGTAACTAGTGTCTTCACCTTGATACGTAGTCCATAATCTTTTGAAGTAACTGTTTGCGCTACCAAGTACAGTTTGTTCGTCCCCTATATGTCCTTTGATTATCCAAAAGAGTCTATGTGCTTCCTTGTGTGTCAATGTAACCCACCGCACTAGGGAATATTGCTGTTATTGCTTTAGCACATTCTACTGCTAAGTCCATATGCTCTCTCTGTGTTCCGTTTGCAGATCTTAGTTCTATATAGTGAATCCAAGATCTTAACGTACCGTTTACATAAAGTCGTGACAAAGTATTACCTTCTGGTAACACACACCTTGCTTGTTCTTTTGCGATACCGTTTTCTATCGCCCAGTCATACGCATTCATTGCAGCGTACCAGACATTACTCTGGTGTTCTTCCCATGCAGTCAACAGTTTTGCATCAGACGTATCGATACTGTTCTGTCTGTTCTTGGGATCTTGCAGTCTTGCCTTACGCATAACAAACTGGTTGTCCATATCTCGAACATCTGCGTATCTCTGCGAGAACTCTTGAAACGAAAATGATCTGTGTCTTAGTAACTGTCTTGCAATATCACGAGTAGTCTCTATCTCTATGCAAGCACTGACCATTTCAAATGGTGACCAGTGTTTGTGTTTGGCAAGGTAACGTAAAAGTTTTTCGGACGTTTCAGAGTTATTTTGATTCGATGGATTGGAGACACGGGCGCAATACGCAACGAGTTCCTGTATGTCATTACCGACATGTAAATTCTCCCCTGTCTGTGAGTATGATATTAATCTAGCTTGCATATTCTTCTAACAATATCTTTCTTGTGTGTTCCCAGTTTTTGACATGATGGTTTGTTCCATGTCTATTTTTTTCTGCAAGTGGATAATCGTTACCACCCTCTTCCATTTTGTCACCAAAGAAGTGTACATCAAAATCTTTTATGTCTGACCATATCTGACCTTTGTTTGCACCCCTTGGAAATATATCTATACCAGTCTCGCCTGCGACTAACGCTTCGATGTCTGGGAACTTAGAGTTAAATGCTTCTGCAATCACACGTCTTTCGTTCTCGTGATCATCCCACTCTCTATACATCATACGTTCTTCTAGGTTACACTTTCTACCAACAATACTGAAGTTTACAGTGCCAGGCCTTTCTTCTAAATGATTACCAGTCTTCCTATGAAAACTACTGTCCGCTAATTTGTCTAGTAAAAAGAATGCAGCATTGTCTGGTAACTTCCAATCTGTTCTGTAAACTTCTTTACTCTGTTCGAAGACATGGTTACCAGAACAATTGTAAACTCTGTCTGCCATATAGTATATGTCTATACCAACTTGTTCTAATGTTTTCTCCCTATCAGATCCTGTAATCAAGAAAACAAAGTTGTCTTCACAGAAGTCCATAAAGTATTTCTGAAACTCCATGTCCATCTTCTGTCTACTTGGAGTAAGTGTCCCATCGACATCAAAGATAAACAAACGTTCAGACATTGGTAAATGATCTCTCATGGTATGTATCCTAAACACCAGTTCTCTGCGGCGTCCTCTGCATATCGTAAACTGTGTACAGTAGTACCAGTAACCATCTTTCTAGTTTCTTTCAGTTCACCACCATCCCAGAACTCTACTTCCCACCAGTATTCAAGTCTGTAGATATGTGCTTCACGTTTTATATATTCTTCTTGTCCCCAGTGTTTACTTTCTAAAAATCTACTCATTAGATATTCCAATCTTTAAACTTTGATATGTTCTCTCCTGCATCTGACTTGTCAAACACTGGAGTATCGTCTGTCAACGTTTGTTCGTTAGGATCTACATCAAACAATCTCATCTTACTACGGTCAACACCAACAACAAATCTTTTGTTTTGTGTCGGATCATTATATCTATTCTTCAATTGTTTGACCATTATCTGACCTAGTTGTTGGAGTTCTTCTGTAGATATGAGAGCGAACATGAGATCAGCGGTAGCGGGTAATCCAAAAGACTCGGACGTGTCTTCCAACCCAACATCCGAGTTAGAATAACCAGAACGAGTCGTTTGTGTTGCAGAGAAGATCGGTACGTCAAACTCGACTGCAAGGCCACGTAACTCTTCAGCAATTGCTTTAATGTAGTTGTATGAGTTGATTGCACCACCCATTCCTTTCATTCTACTTGACGCACAAATATTTAAATAATCTATAAAAATGATATCTGGTTCGAACTGTCGTTTTAATTTTAATTCATTTAAAAGTGCACGAAAGTGACCTGCGTGTGCAGATCCAGTCGGATACTCTTTGATGATTAGTTTACCTTTAGTCTTAGATGATAGTTGTTTCACCTTCTCAGTAAACATAGTCTTAGGCATATTCTCTAACTGATCAATAGGAACATTGAGTAGGTTTGCGTCAATACGTTCTGCAATTCTTTCCTCTGCCATTTCCATGGTGATGTACAATACATTCTTACCATCAGTCAATGCACTAGACGCAACGTGACACATGAACAAACTCTTACCAACACCAGTACCTGCTAGTGCAATGTTCAGAGTTTTGTTTGGTACACCACCTTTGGTGATTGTATTGAAATGTTCTAGATCAAACGGAATACGTTCTTCTTGTTTGTTATAGAAGTCCCAACGATCCTCGACATTGTCAATATAGTCGTGACCAACGTTTGTGTCAAATGCAACACCCAGAGCCTTAGACAACAGATCTGGTAATGCACCCTTAGTCATGGTCTCGTGTTTACCATCAATGATAGAGATAGACTCCATCACCGCATTGTATATCGCACGATCCTGACACCACTTCTCTGTATTCTGTATCAACCAATCAGAGTCTGTCTTTTCTTTTGCAAACAACTGTGGTAGAAGATCCATAGCAACTGTATAGTTCTCACCGTTGAGTCTGTCGGACTGATCAAGTTCAATCTTGAATGCTTCTGCAGTTGGTAACTTGTTATACTTGGTTACAAACTTTGCAGTCTCTCTGAATAGTATTCTGTAGATACCTTCGAAATACTCTGGTTTGATAAATGGTAGAACTTTTCTTGTGTACTCATCATCAGTTAGAATGTTTCTTAGAATTACTTGTTCTAAGTTAGTGTTCATGTTTCAGCAGTTACCTCTTCCCATTCATCATCCTCTGGTCTCTTACCTATGACGCCTTCATTGTTGTCTAGTGCGTTTGCGATAATCTGTTGTAGTATATCGCCTGCGACTTCTTGAAGTACTTCATTCTCTTCAGTGATAGTAGAGTCTGGTGAAGACTCAACAACAAAGTTAAATGACATAACACCTTCCGCAACTTCATTGAATGCAATGTTACCATAACGGATCACAGTTTCGTTGAACATACCCTTGAGGATTCTGACAGACCAGAACTCCTCATTGACTTCATTGGGTATTAGTACATAGGTGTCGTTTTCTTTATGCTTCACCTTCGCCACCAATTTCGTTACTAAGAGACCCACCAATAGAGTATTTCTGTTTGACAAACTCTTTGAAGTCAGTCTCTTGTAATATTTGCATCCAGAATTCGGGATGTAAGGTGTCTTTTGCTCGAACTTTGGATGGTAGGAGTTCTCCGCTAGTTCTATCAACAATGCTGTACCACCCAGTACTAGGAGACTTGATATAACCACCTGCGATAGCGACATTGAGGAGTCCACTATGAGAAAGCAGACCGCCATCCCAAGTAACAGTAATAGGGATTTTAGACTTTTCTTTGACATATCTTGATTTCTCTACATTAATTATAAAATGATATCCTTCGATCTCGGTGCCTTTCTTTTCCTGTTGGCGACCAATGATCCAGATGTTATCTGCAGAATAGTACAGACCTGTACCACCACCAACAATATCTTTCGGAAACAATCCGATTTCTTTGTACGTGTGGTTTACTGCAATCATAGGAATGTTCTTCATCGCAAGGTATGGTGTACACATGCGGAACAAACCTTTCAAAGATTTTGCACGAGACATATCTGCAACTGACTTCTCATTGATAGCATCTTCTAATTCTTTCTTAGATGCAAGGTTACCAATAGAGTCAACCACAATACACACACGATCATCACGTGAGAGACCTTCAAGTTGATTCACTAGATCAAACTTTAGTTCCTCGACATTTGTGATTGGTGTATGCAGTACACGTGCAGGATCGATATCATACTGCTCGAAGTATGATTGCGGTGATCCAAACTCAGAGTCATAGAAAAGTACAACTGACTCTGGGTATTGTTTTAGATATGCACTTGCCATTACTAAGGCAAATGATGTCTTGAAATGTTTAGATGGGCCTGCTAGGATAGTCAGACCTGGCGCGAGTCCCCCATCAATTGAACCAGACAAAGCAACGTTCATCATTGGAACATGAGTTGGAACCATATCTTTTTCGTTAAAAAATTTAGACTCAGAAAGAACAGACGTATGATTCAGTTTACTGTTCTTTTTGAGTTTATCCATTATTGACATTAATTACTCCTTTAAACACAATTATAACACATAATAAAACGGATGTAAAGTCTATTCTTTGGATTCCTCAGCTTTCTGGTCTTCCTTCTTGTTCGCCTCTCGATTCATCCTCAGTATACTCTCGTAATACCTTTCTTGCAACATCGGTATCCTCCTTTAGTTTTACTCTTCTTCTTAGATCAGATGATGAGAACCTATGCTCTCGGTTGTTAAAGTAAAGTTGAATGCCCAATCTACGACATTCATCCTTACCAGTAAAATCCTTGTCACG